CGGCACCCGTGTCGCCGAGGTTGAGATGGAGAACAAGGAGCTCACGGCGAAGCTGGAGGTTTACCGCAGGCGCGGCCTGTGGGCGAGGATCATCAACAGGGACATCTAATCACATTCATCATGGGAAAGATTCAGATTGGACGAGACAGAAAGAGAGATTACGAGTCGGTGAAGTTCTTCGCCGAGAGTGTCAAACCCGAAAACGAGGCATCCGATGAGCAGGAGCAAGGGCAGGCTGTGCCGCAACAGCCGCAGCAGGCAGAGGGGCAGGAACCAGTGGACGGCCAGGGGACCGTTGAGGCGGAACAGGCTCCCGAGAAGGAGGAAGTGCCCGTGGTTAAACAGCACAAGAAGAAAGGAGGGAAGCGATGACTGGCGCAGAGAACTTGATGAACACGGTGATCAATTCGCTGTCGATGATTGACAGGGGCTTCACCGTCACGTTGACCGTTCAGCAGCACAACTGGGACGACGGCGATGATTACGAAGAGGAAGATGACGACGAGGACGAGCCGCATGTTTCCGATGAAGTGATTGAGAGAATAAAGGAGTTCTACCGCGTCATCAACAAGGGAGTGCCTGAAAGCATCAGAGACGTGTACGACCATATCCTTCGAGAGATTGGCGACGATTTGGGTGAAATGCCTAAATCCGATGCGGACAAATGGCCGAGTGTCGGTGATGAGGTCTGGTACAAGACAAAGCACGGCAACCACGAGCGCGGGAAGGTCAAGGTCGTCTGCCATAACACCATCCAGCTTGATAATAACGTCACCCTTGAGCGCAAGGACTGCCTTCCTCTCCCTTTCAACATCGGAAACGACTGCTGGCTTGTGCTTGGAGGATATGTGCTGAAGGGTATCGTTAAGCAGGTCCACAAGGACAATGCACATGTCAACACGAAGCAGGGCACATTGCAGATGCCGTATGCACGTCTGTTCGATTCCGTTGACGAACTGTTGCACTACCTAAAATCCACCGCTGATGAGTGAGCCCAGGAAAATCCCCTACGGCAAGCCAGCGAGGGTAGAGAACTACCGCATCTGGCGCAGCAAGTACCCTGTCGGCAAAGGCAAGGACAAGGACTTCATCGACCAGATCAACGTCGGCAACCTTGACGGCACATGGCAGGTCAAGATACCCGCTACGTTTGAGATGTACGCCATCCTCACCGAGCTGTATTCCGATGAGGGCAATCAGGAAATTCTCGCCGATTATGTCAACAACATGGCCTTCGTCACCATCACTGGCAACGGCTATTTCCAGCGAGCCGTCGAGCTGGTCGCCATCGCTTACGCCAACCCGTCCCTGCTCACCAGGAAGGACAAGCATCACAAGCCGTTCGTCAAGAACGCCGAAGCACTCATCAAGGCTTTCCTTGAGTGGCGCAAGGTCTATGACGAGCGTGTGAAGCTGGACGAGCCTACCGAGCAGGACGACAGGCAGGACGAAATCGCCAGTCAGATGATTGACGAACTGGAGAAGGAATAATTTTCTTACTCGCCCATATTTTCTTCGGGAGCAGCCAGCAGGTTGTTCCCGTTTTCTATCTCTGCCTGGGCCTGTTCAATCATCGGCTGAGTCCTTGCGATGATGGCATTCATCTCAATCGGTCTCACATCCCTGCCACCGTTGGCCTTGACAAACTCGTTGTAGGCGAAAAGCAGGGGGCACTGATTGCATTTCAGCGGGAAGAAGAAGTGAATGGTTTCCTCGCCGTTCTCATCGACCTCCTCGCGCTTGTAGCCCATGATGTCGGCGAACTTCATCAGTCCCTCGATGCGTTCCTTGCTGTCGTATGGCTGTTTCATCGCAGCCTGCATGATGAGCCTTGCCGTCTTGGTCTTGTCCATCAGTTCCTCATCGTCTGCGACTATTGATGCGACTGACTTATGTTGCTCCCTGCGCTTAGCGATGAGGCGTTTGATTTTCTTGTCGTTGGCCACTTTGTTGCAGGCCGATGCGTATGCGTTTCCCGCCAGGGAGCCGTATATCGAGTTATAGGCGATGGCGAAAGCGTCGTTCTCCGAGTAGCCGAGCACGCGCAGGTCGGCATAAACCAAATCTTCTACCCTGTCGTGTCCGAGTTTCTTTGCCTCGGTTCTTTTCGGTGTTGATATTTCCATAGTCATAATATATCTTCTTTGCTGAATACTGGAACACGAAAACACATGCAATTTGGATGCGGATAAGCCTTCGTGAAAATCTCTTCTATATCGGGGTAGAAACCGCTTTCCGAGTCGCAAATATCGCAGTTGTAATTACTGCCCCTCAGTTGCAGATACCCGACCGCGCCTTGTTCTTTGAAGTCAAGCCCCTGGTTGTGCATCCAAGTCATTTGCAGGGTGATTTTCGCCATGTTCACCACATTGGTGCTGCCGTTGTTCGATATGCCCACAGCCCCGTACTGGATGCCCCTGCTGCGGATATAGGTCGCCGCGAACTCCTGCCACCGCTTGAACGTGGCCACCACCTGCGGGATGGTGTATATCGAGTGCATGTGCGACTTGACGATGTTGATGGCGTCTGCCAGCGGCACGCCGTGGTATCGCAGTGCGGCGATGGCCGCTTCCCAGTCCTTCATCATCTTGTACAGGTAATTGTCAAGTGTGTCTTGCAGGTTGTTGCCGCCCTTGCCCAGCAGAGCCATCCATGCGGCGAGTATGCTTATCCTGTCCCTGTCGTCAGTGACACGGGTGGAGTACTCGTATATGAGCGAGAGAATCCTGTCCTCGATGTCGTCCATCACATCGGAAATCTCGCTCATCATGTCGCTGTTGAAAGCCGACGAGAAGTAGAGTGTCTTCGGGTCTGCGTTGTACTGGTAGCAGATGGTGACGATGTGTTCCGCGCCGTCGGCGATGATGGCGTCGATGCGCTCACCGAGCACCCCAGCGTACTCCTCACGCAGGTTGATAAAGCGTTTTGCCGCTGCTATATCCTCCTGTGTGGGGATTTTGTATCTGCTTGTGTCGAGTTTTATCTTAATCGGTTGTGCCATTATTCTGCGTATTTCCAAATGTATCCATAGGCTGAATGGCTTCTTCCTGCAAGGTTGTTGCCAATACAAGTTGTTGTGCCATATCCTATTGCTTTAATAGCATCCCTGATTGATTGATGAGTAGCAACTAAACTCCCATTGAAATCGTATTGTTCAATGCGTTTTAAGACATCGCTTGAGAATGGTTTTGGTGTTGGTTCACCCTTGTATCTCCAAATGAAACCGTATGCGGTTTTGAGTTTCTTATTACAGCAGTTCGTTATATCTGAGCATGATTTCTTGCCAAGCGAACTTGCTGCATCTGTTGCACTTGGAAATTCCTGAACAAATTCACCGTCTTTTGTGTATTGACAAACTGGTTTTGCGCATTTCCCTTTGAGGTCTGGACGAGGCCCTTTGCGACCTTTTGGAATATACTCATTCTCTTTTTGTTCGACAATAAATTTAAGACCATTAATGGTTACTATTCCGTCAATCGCTGGCGTTTTGGACAACAAGTGTCTATCAAAACCGTTTTCGCACCCGGCTTCCGATACGCTCTTGTATCTCTTTACCTCGTTGTTGTTGTCATCGAGAAGAATGACGTACTTTTGGTGGGACTTCGGTTTGCAGTTTGAGAAATCCTTACCCTTGTTATAGTTTCGGTTAAAAGAAAATGTATCGCCTTCATATCTCCATACATAACCATGTGAAGAATGAGTTTTGTGCCTACAGCATTCGCCGATTGTGGCCCTGCTGAAACCTAATTTATCTTCAACCTCTGAAGCCCCGCCAATAAACTTTGCTATTAACTCTCCGTTAAGAGAAAACTGATACACGACTAAACTTTTGCCGTATAAAATGCCTTTTGGTTTGAAATCATGCGTTTCATAGAATCGCTTGAGAGAAGCCCTTCGTTTTTGAGGTGCAGAGCCATACATCATGTTATACTTATATGTACACCTTTCGAGATTTGATAGGACTGAATTTGCCCTATTTTCGTCTATGTGGTTAATACAAGGAAGATTGTCTGGATTTGGTATAAACGCATCAGCAATCAATTTATGGATATTAAGTGTTGCAACTTTGCCATTTTTTGACAAGTTTACACAAGGATACCCAGTTTGCTTACCAATGCGATTCACCAGTATTGAATCCTTGTACGGTCTTTTTCTACCCAATGAATCAACTGCAACTCGGGCGAGACGTTTAACACGCCCGAGTGAGCTGATTTCATATAACCCCTCGTATCCAACTACGCTTTTCCAAATTTCGTTTTCCATTTTTAATCCGTTTTAATTAACTATGCTGCAAAATTAGTAAAAAAATTGCAGTTGATAGCCAAAACAAATGGAAATTTATTAACAATTTGAATTAATGCGTTGTGTTCCATTTATCCCAGTTTGACTCCCCAGGTCGATTCCCGTACTTATCAGTGTGTAAGAGGTTCGGCCTTCCAGGTCTGCGTCCAGTCGCTACCGAGCCTTTTTTCTTCTTTGAGACCTTTGCTTTGGGCTCATCGTCATCTTCGCTTGTGTCGTTCTGAGCCTTGATGACCTGTACCTGTGCATCGGTCTGGATGTCGGAAATAGCCTCCTGCATCTCGACCGCATGGTCGTTTTGGATTTCGATGCGTTGCTCTTCAACAAGTAATTGGTGCATATCAGCATCATGTTTCTCTTGCAGAATCCTTTCCCACTCTTGCGGAGTTGCATAGGGCAACTTCTCCGAAGCGGTCTGTTTTGACAAGAATCCACCAAGCACAGCGGTGTTTAAATTTTGAGTTAACTCGCTGAGATTTAAGTGAATATAGGGCTCGATGTAGTGGCGTATATTCGTCTGCGTGAACGCCAGTCGGTTCTCGCTCTCGATGCCGTAGCCCCAAGAGAAAATCTCAATCATCTTGTCCACACAGCCGTCATACTCCTGCGCGTCAGCCATCGCCTTCTCGTAAGCGTCGCTGTACATGATTTTCAGTGCGACGCCAGGGGTGTCACCCGATTTCAGTTCGGGGGTCTTCACCGCAAAGGACTGCTTGTAGATGCACTCCTCCAGTTTGTCGAGTTCAGCCTTGTATGCGTTGCTCGCGTCCTGTCGGTTGAGGAAGCCAGCCTCGCCGTCGGTGGGCAGGAACATGATTTTGCTCGCATAGGACATATCCCCATCTGCGATGACCTCGCTGCCCTCGCCACGGACGTACATGATAGGCAGACCGAAGTCATGGTTGCTGTGCGCAAGGTTGCTGAATGCGCTCTCATAGTGTTCGATGGTCTCCTGTGAGTTGGTCCAGCACGGACCATTGTCGTCACGCATATAGGCCACTGGTATGCTGTCGAAGCCGTGCGGACGCTCCTCCTCCAGCTTGTAGCCGCTGATGTTGAACAGGCTGTAAACCGCCCGTTTCGCCCTGTCGAAGATGCCGTCCGCATCGCCGTCGGCCACGAAACGGTAGTAGTTATCGTCATCCCACACGTCGATATACCGCTTGATGACCGTGCCGTCCTCGGCATAGTTGCAGTAAGTCCTCGCCAGCGTGTTCAGTTTGCCCGTCTGCATGTCGTAGTGGGGGTATAGCCTGTCTCCGTGAAGGAAAGAGAATGTGCGCCAGCCGAACTTGCCCTTGTCCATGAAACCGACGAAAGCGCCGTCGCCAGTCGCCTTGACCGACTTGGCAAGCTGATACCATGCCACCTCCATGTTCTTGTTCGCCCAGCCGTTGCGGAACTCGCCGAACACCTTTCTGGTGCGGTCATCCACCTTGTCGTCCGATAGCTCGAACATGATGTCGTTTCCGCACAGGTGCGTCAGGTGCTTGGTGAGGATAATCTGCTGGAACGAGAAAGCGTAGCGGGGGATTTCCTGGATGTACCACCTGCCGTCTTCCTCGTTCTTCTGCCAGATGTCAGGATAGAGCGAGTGGTCGTTGATGGCGTGCCCGGCAGGGTCGAGTTCACGCAGAAACTGTTCCTGCGACACGATTTTCCTGCGCAGGCGGTCGCGCTTGACGGGAACCTCCATAGGCTCCTCGATAAGATGCCCCAGGTCGGTAGAGTCGGGCATTACTCTTGTGAACGGCATCTTGGTGAGCAGTTCACGGATTTTTTTGTCGTTTTGTGTAGCCATTGAATTTGTGTGTTATCGTGGTGAAAGTCTTGTGATACGCATGTGCTTTGATGCGCCCTTCGCCCAGTTGGGGACGCTGACCGAGTGTTTCAGCTCGAAGATTTCCCGCATGAAAAGCGCCTCAAAGAAGTCGGGTGAGTGCCCGACGATGGACTTGTTCTTCATCTGTTCCTTATGGATGATGCACCAGCCCTTGTCCTGCTTGCTCATATCCTGCCGCACGCATTTGCGCTCCAGTTGCAGGATGTCATATAGGGTACGCACGTCTTTGCCG